CGGCGTGCTGCTCGCTGCTGTCGTGCGCGAGTTGCGACAGGTCGGTGCGCGCCTTCAACTCGCCGACCTGTCGGGTCAATTCCTGATTCTCCGTGGCAAGACGCTCCGCCCTCGCGCGGACGATCCCCAACTCGGCCTCGTAAGCGTTGGCTGTGCCCTTCCACGTGCCCGCCTCACGCGATTTGTAGAGCTGATAGACGTTGATGCCGCCGAGTATCGCGGCGAGTATGCCGAGCGCCAGCGCCGCCGGCTGGCTGGCGACTTCTCCGGCGCTTTGAAAAAGTAGGATGAACATTCGGTGAGACCGCCTCGGCGCCTGCCTTTCCTCCCTGACCCGTCAAAGAGTAAGGCAGGGGGAGCCATTTATTTTGCGGGCGGGACTCAGAGCAGGTCGTCGTCAACGGCGCGGCGGTGCAGGATGTAACTAAAGACCTCGCCTCGGGGGGAGTCGGTCGGATGGTACTCGGTGGCGGGGCGTCCCGGCTCCTCGGCGTCGGCGTCCAGGAGAAAACTGTCTCGGGGCTCTACGGCCTTCTCATCAACGAGCAGCTTAACGGCGCGGTCTACCGTATAACGACTGAGTCTCGTCTCTTCCACTATCTCGTCAACCGTGCGGCAGCCGTGGGTGAAGATGGCCGTGCGGACGGCTCTTATCTGCGCGTCGAAATCGGCGCCGGTCGCCCCGATCTGGCGGACTTCCTCATAAGCGCGCGCGAGTACGTCCGCGAGCGCAGGCACGTCGGCGAACGTCTCCCTCAGAATCCATAACTCTTTGTCGAGGGCGTGCGCCCGCTGCGCTTCCCTACCCCGCGGGCCTCGGCGCGACCGCCGGCACTCTTTACAGTCGGAGCGTCGGCCGTCCTTCCGGTTGCTGGCGGTGTCAAATGAAGAGACGGGCAGCGTGCGACCGCACGGCCCGCTGCACTTTTTCAGCGCCGAGGCGGGCGGGCGTCTGAGCGGGAGGCGAGTTTCGGGGGTTCGGGTCGGGCTCACTTGCAGAATGGGCACTCCTCACTTCCTTTGATGATGAAAAACAGAAATTTTCTACACGGAGAGGCAAGTTGAGCCTCCTACGTACCCTCATTACTTTCCCTCATCACAGTACCTTGAGACATTACGGGGACTCATGTGTCGAACTCGGGGTGCGATGGGCCGCGCCGCGTTCTCCCGCTCGCTCGGCGTACTCTCAACCGTGAACAGGCCACAGTAAGGACAATGATAAGAGATAATCATTTCGATCATTTACTTATCTCTCACGAACTCATCCTTGACCGTGTCCTCATGCCAAGCTCGGCGCGCGCTCCCCTCCCACGTCTTAGGGCAGGCGTCTACGTTATGGTCGGTAGCCCCGCAGTAAGAGCAGCGCATGTTCGCCCGACGCGCCGACCCGCCCCATGTGCTCGGGCAGTTGGCGACGGTGTGTAGTAGGCTGCCGCAGTAGGTGCAACGCATCAGCCCTCCTGCTCGTCTGCTATTGGGAACTGACGCGTGCCGCCGGTGTGTGCCCTAGCCTCCGCGTCATGCAGCGTCGGGCGGCGCTGCTCATTCAGGATTTGAATGAGGTAAGGGGCGCAGGCTTGGCCGTAGGTCTCGGGCGTCTCCCTCAACAGGCGCGCCGCCTCTGACATAAAGCGCTCCGGCTCCTCACGGTAGCGCCGCTCCCATTCGGTAAAGGCCGCCGCTATTTCATCTTGGGTTGCGGTCACTTTCATATCTTTCTGCCCTTTCTCTTCTTCCGCTTAAAAGTCTTCACGGGGCGCGCCTCATGCTCGCGCCTCAGTCGCTCGATAGACTCCCCGGCCTGCCGCATCGGGTCGGCTGATGAAGGCTGAAGGTCGAGCATGTTTGTGCCCGGCCGAGCGGCCGGCGGCGGGTCGGGTGCGGGTCTTCTCTTCTCTCTGCTCATTCGCTGCCCACCCCCGTCACTTTGTAGAGACTCTGCCTGCGGTTAACGACCGTGTAGTCAATGAGCCTGTGCTTGCGCAGGTCTCGGAGGATGCGGCCTGCGGAGTCGGGCGCGATGGTCGAGCGCGCGTTGACGTAGGTCGTCAGGTCAATCATGTGGAACTCTGCGCGCCCCTCCTCTAACCGCCCACGGCAGAAGTCCGCGACGATCCCCGCGATGTTGCCGCTAACGCGGGCGAGGTTGGCTTGCTGCTCGGCGCGTGCGTCGAAGTTGAGCGGTGGTTGTGCTGACATCGGCTTCCCTCCCCTCTGCGGCTCGGGTGGCTGCCGGCCGCTCGTGCTCTGCCCTCTGCTCCTCGTAGCGCGAGACTGCTACCTGTGCCCCGGCGGACACTTCGCGCGCGTAGCGCCGGGGCTGGTCGGCCTTGATGCGAGAGAGGATTTCGTAAAACTCGTTGTGGACGAAGCCGGCGGCGGGCTTGCGGGAGGTGTTAGGCCGCGGCTCGGCTGGCGTGTGTTGCTGCCTCAAGTTTCCCCTTTCGGCGGAGGTGCCGAGGGGAAAAGAGGAAGGGTCGCCCCCGCGCCGGATGTGCGCGAATAAGGCGACCCTCTAAACTTCTCTGCCCCGCCGGACACTTCGGCAAGCTGCTCCTGAGCGGAACAGGTCGGCGGGGTTCAAAAGACTATTGCTTATGGTATAGTCAACGCCCCGCTCGGCCTATTCGAGCGGTTACGGCAGGCGGTTGCGTTGATCTCTAGCGGGAGGACGCGGCCGCCTGTCAAACTATCTAACAGACGGCGGAATTGTACCATAAAACCCTTCTTTTTAGAGCTTTAAATTCAAGAATTTATTGGGGGTTAAGTGATTTTTTCAGGAAGATTTTTATTGAATTACTTTCCTCTAAGCTTCGGGTGCTCGCACTTCTTCACGCCGCCCTTCCCTATCACGCCCGACGGCCAGAACATACCTGAGCCGAGACAGTCAGGACAGTCCGAATAATCCTTACGTTCGTGCGAACCTTCCCTTTTTGATTTTTCTTTTAATGCTTTTACTTTAATGGTGTCGCTTCCCGGTAGGCTATCGGTATCCGGTTGGCTATCGGGAGACGACACCCAGTATGTGGTGCCCTGCTCTTTGTTCCTGCCGATCTCGTATTCAAGCTTCCTGATGAGACCTTTGTCGATGAGGCGGTTGACGGTCGCCTGCGTTGTCGTCTTCCCCATGTTCGTACGCCGGGCGAGCTGCGGTAAACCTATCTTGCACGTCGGTTTCCCGTAGCCGTGCGAGAGTCGGTAGAGTTGAGTGTAGATGGCCTGCTCGTAAACGTCTAAGACCTGGCAGAGCCCATCGGTGTATGCGTGAGGCTGGCGAAGGTGCCCCCGCTTGTCTTTGAACGGCGCCCACAAATCCGGCCTTCGACTGTCGGGAGCCGGTAGGCTATCGGGTTCCGGTTGACTATCGGGCGGGTAGGCTATCGCGTCAGACGATAGTCTATCGTCTGCGGGTAGGCTATCGGGTACAGATTGTCTATCGGGAATCGGTAGGCTAGCGGTTGCCGGTTGGCTGTCGGGGGCGGGTAGGCTATCGGGAGCCGGCAGTGTGGGCGCCGAAGATTCTACTTCATGGGCGTCCACATCAGGTTCGCGCGGGCGTCCGGGCTTACTGCGAAGCGCCTGCGCGAAGTTCAGCGGCTTCCGGTTCTCCATTGCGCTCCGTAATTAGTATGTTCTCGACAGCCAGCTTGATGATGTCGTCGATGATCGGCCTTGTTTCGTTCACAGCCGCGAGGAGAAGGGAAGCGTTAGCTATCTTCATGATCTCCCGCGGGACGCCGCGGCTTGCTACGTAGAGGGCTTTCAGCGCGTCTTCGGCGATGATGTCCAGCTTACCCCCCGCGAGGCGTATCCGGTGCTCCAGTGCGGCCACCATATCTTCAAAGGTGAAGGTGTCGAGGTAGTTCGTCAGGATGATGCGGGAGACGAGCGCGGGCTTCGTGGCAAGTTTGGTTTCTATCTCGGGCTGGCCCGCGATGATGATCTGGATGGTCTTTGCCTCGTTACTCTCGAAATTGAGCAACTCTCGCAGAAAATCGAACTGCGCGCCCTTGAGGTTCTGCGCTTCGTCGATGATGAGGATGATGGTCCCGCCCTCAGCATAGATTTGGAAGGCGTAGTCACGTATCTCGTTTATTTGGGCTAACAACGAGCGCCGGCCGGGGAGTCCCAACTCACTTGAGATAGCCTTCGCGAGCTGCATCTCGGAAGGGAAGGAGCCGTTCGGGAGCATCGCAATCTTGTACGTCTCGTCGTCGATGTAGCCGTTCAGCAACTCCCGCAGCACGGAAGTCTTGCCGTAGCCGATTTTACCGACGATGAGTGAGAGCCCCTGACGTTCCTCGATCACGAATTTGCACTTGAACAGGCAGGCATTCGTCTGGTCGGTCAGGTAGAGGAACCGCGGGTTCGGACTCGGCACGAATGGGTTCTCTTTAAGACCAAAAGCCTTATACGCCTTCATAGCAGGCGGTTATAAGTGCAACGGGGAAGGGAAGTCAAGACAATTCTGGGAGGGGTGGGTAGGAATTGAGGATTGTTGTGAAGAGAAGGGGAGCGTCTACGCTCACTTCTTAGAGCCTTTTTTCGCAGACTTCTTACTCGCCTTCGCGGGCGGCAGTGCCTTCTCGTACTTCAACATCCTGTTCTCCAACTCCAGCAGCAGGTTCTCGTGCCGTTGATCCGCCTGCTCCTTAGCGTGCCTATTCTCCTGAGCCAGCGCGCGGACGATGGCGGTGAGGTCGCGGACCTGCGTCTGCATCTCCTTGATGTCCGCCCGCTGCTGGTCGAGTTCCCGGCTGAGCGTGAGGATTCTTTGGACGAGGGAGGCGAAGTCAGAGAACCAGCTCATGCGGCGATCATCCGTTGGAGTTCCGAGATGTTAGAGCGCGTCTCCTTCTTTAGCCTGTCAATCTCTTTTCGGTCTCGCCCCAGCCTTTCGATTATTTCGTCTACCTCGGCAAGCTGCGCGCGCACCTCATCCGCGCTGGGCGGTTGCACTCCTTCGGCGTCAAGGCGCCCGGTCGAACTACCGCCGCGGTGCTTACGGTCATATTTGCCACCGCCGAAGCCGCCGCGCCCGCCGCCACCGGGCCTGCGGTCTTCGCGGGGCTTGGCCTCGTTGACGTTGAGCGCGCGCCCGCCGACTTCCTTGCCGTTGAACTGCTGGGTGGCCGCCTCGCCCTCTTCGCGTGAAATCATCTCGACGAAGCCGAAGCCGCGCGAGCGCCCCGTGTCACGGTCCTCGACGACCACTTCCGCCTCGACGGTGTCAGCCTGCTCGAAAAGCTCCTTAAGTTTTTCGCTATTCGTCTTAAAAGAAAGGTTGCCGACGTAAAGCTTAATTGACATTTGATATTACCTCACAAATTCCCGCGTAAACTTTCTTGTCACGGGAACTATTATCGCACGAAACGCCCGGCGGGAGAATGCGGATTATAGACGCACGGCCACCTCGGAGGCGTCGGCCGCTTCGAAGAAGAGGTCTACCGCCTCCTGGAGGTTCGCACGGGCCTCCTCGACCGTATCGCCCTGTGAGGCGATGTCGAGCTCGGGGCAGAGGGAGACGTAGCCGTCGTCCTCGCGCCAGATTGTCGCCGTTAAAGTTCTGGTCATATCTTCCTGCCTTTCCTCCTTCGGTTGAGCGGAGTGTAGCAGAGAGATGGGCGGCTCGGGAGGGAAGTGTTGACCGTTGACACCCGTCCCCCGCCGGGGGTATCGTTCCCTCGTTCCCCTGTTGCGTCCGCCGCCCCTCAACCTCAACGGCTCAGGCTTCTAACAACGAAGGAGAACATCATGCTGAAAAGACTCACACGCCGCTTCGTCGTCCTGTTCGTGCTCCTAGCCGCGCTCGTACCGCTCTCGTCCAATTCCGCCACTCCTACGCGTCGCGGTTTATACTGCTATCGCACGGTTGATGATTTTGGCTATTGCGCTATGGTGTGCTGCGACTCAAATGGTAACTGTACTATGTACTCCTGTACGGTATGAAAGGGCCTGAAAATAGGGCCCGAAGAGAAAGGATTCGGTGACAGGAGGGGCGGGGCTTCCTCGCCCCTCTTACTTTTCGGCCGAGAATCTCACTTGCCCCAAAGACCAGCGACCCGGGTCTGTGGTGTCACCGGTGACATACGGGCTGGGGGTTGTCAAGGCCAGGTAATGCGGGTAGTAGGTCATTTACAATGTTCAACAGGATAGGCGAACGAAGGGCGAAACTTCTCGACAAATGTTGCCAATGAATGCTAAAAGAATAAGCCTTTCAATTCAAGCGGTTGGCTTTGCCCCGTTCCCGCATCTTACTCTTTGGAGCATTCCTCATGTCACTAGGCGTCGTCGTCAAAGGTTCCGAGGGGATTGTCTTAGCGGCCGATAGTCGCGTTACGCTGACGGCCACGGCGCAAGACCCGAATACGCCAAACGTCCAGATGCAAATCCCCGTCAACTTCGACAACGCCACGAAATTGCTCACTTTTGCTGAGCCGAATCAGTGGATCGGGGCGGTGACTTACGGCGACGCGGTCATCGGCACTTCGCCCAACGACATACGCACCGCCCAAAGCTTCATCCCGGAGTTCGAGGTGGGGCTGCCGGAGGGCAGATTGCCCGTGCAGGAGTTCGCCCAGAGGATGAGTGACTTCTACTTGGCGCAGTGGCAGAATAAAATGCCAGCGGGGCATCAGTCGGCAGGGATGGTCTTTGTAGTCGCTGGATTTGACGAAGGCAGCGCTTATGGGTCAGTTTACCTGTTCAACATCCCTAACACGCCCGCGCCGGAACAGCGCTCTGCCAATGATTTTGGGATAACCGCAGGGGGGCAGCACGAACACGTAATCAGGCTGGTACAAGGGCATGACCCTGCGGTTATCGAAATAGCGAGACAGGCGTTAGGGCTCAACGCTCAGCAGGTTGACACTTTGAAGAACGCCCTCCGGCCGTTAAATCTCGGTATACCCTACGGCGTGCTACCGTTACAGGACTGCATAGATTTGGCGGTCTTTTTCATCAAAACAACGGTCGCCATCCAGAACCTTAGCATAGGCTTGAGGGGCGTAGGCGGCGGCATCGATGTTGCGGTAATAACCCAGCGGGAAGGATTAAAAGTCATCCAACGCAAAGCCTTGCACGGGTAATAACGATGGGAGGAAAGAAGTTATGACGGGGACATTTACGCAGACCACGGAAACGATAGCCGAGTTGATGAAGGGAGTACAGATCGGCAACTTCAATCTCGGCAATTTCAATCCGGCGGAAACTCGCCTTGTCCTCACGGGAGGCCAGCGGCTAGAGGCGTTCGTTAGCGGGTATGAAGAGGGCGGCGCGCGCCTGACGATGCTCGCCTCCGAACCTGTACTCCGCCGGGAGTGGAGTTCGCCGGAGGAAAATGAAGCGTGGGAAGATTTGTAAAGGGCGAGGTCGTAGTTTTACCCTTCCCGTTTTCGGATTTGTCGAATACGAAAAGAAGGCCCGCCCTAGTGGTCGCCCCCTTACCCAGCAACGACGTGATTCTGTGCATGATTACGTCTAAGAACACGTCAGACGCTGATGCCGTTCCCCTCACCGGGGCGGATTTTCAGTCCGGCTCTCTGAGGAAAGATTCAAACATCCGTCCTAACCGACTATTTACGGCTGAGGAGAGTATTGTGCTTTACTCGGTAGGCCAACTGCATGGGGCTAAGATTGCGGAAGTAACGGCTAGGCTTGTTCACATCCTTAGACGGTGAACAGCGGTGCGGCGTTAAGTACGAAGGTCGCGCGGCTAATCCTCATCACGCCGCATTACTTCTGCTTTGCTTCTGAAGTGCTTTTGAAGTGCATCTGCATTGCACATGCATTCCACTTGCAGAATCTGCCATCGGCAGCCAACCCCGATATATCTGAACGGGGTCACATTAGGACCCCGTTATATGCGAGCGGGGTGCCTCATGGCATAAGACACCCCTGTCTCATCGCATGTGACACCTCTGTATTATGGGACGATACACCCCTGTTCCGTGGGATAGGACACCCCTATTACGTCCCACAGAATAGGGGTATTCAGTCGCATAGAACAGGCTGTTCAGTCGGACTGAATAGGGTCTGAACGGCGACATCTTGTCCACGTTCGGAGAAAAGGGGCAGTGTACTTCCTCCTTTCCCGGTAAAAAGGGGCAATCCACTGCCTCTTTGTCTGAAAAGGGGAAACGTGCTGCCCCTTTTCTCGGCACAAAAGCGGCAATGGGCTGCCCCTTTTGAAAAGGTGTCGTGGATGTCACCCTTTCGGAACTTTCGATAATCGAAAAGAATAGTTTTGATTATCGAAAGTTTTGAGCTGGCCGGCTGAAAGTTTCGATAATCAAAAGTTGCTCCTGTTCACCTGATGAACACCCCTGTTCATCAAAAACCCCAATGTTTTCCGTGCGTCAAATGACGCACGGCTCCCCAATCGGAGCCGCATTTTTTTGGGTTGTGGGGTTTGCGTCCGTGATCTGTGTACTAGGGAGGGGGTGACACCAGAGACCCCTGTCTGTAGTGTCACCCCTGACACCAGAGACAGGGGAAGGTAATCCCGAAATCTCTCTATATCCGGTAAATAGTAGTTTTTTTTCGCGGCGCCCGCCACCCACATCCTCTACACGCACGTGTTCATTGATGTTCGGCTTCTGTCTCTATCTCGCTATGTGGGGGGTTGGTTATCTCTTCGTCCCGATGCGGGTGATGTGAGACGGTCGGGCTGATGCTCGGTGTGTGTATTCGCTCTCGCTTTCTTCTTCGGCGCCCGCCCCTGCTACTCACGCGCCGTCGTCTCCGCCACATCCTCGCACCTACAGGCTATTAGATAGGGGCCGCCGGCCGATTTTGCTATGGGCGGGATTTTATGGGAGGAAAAGGTCGTTTGTCGGCGCCGATTTGTCTCGTAAGTACCAGACATTTCTTGTCAGGCGACGCATCTCAAGCGAGTCGAGCGGCTGCTGGCAGCGGAAGTCATTCGCCTGATTAAGCTCAAGCTCGATTTCAGCGAACGTGTGCCCCCGTTTCCGCAGGCTTCTGCCGTACCGAAACAGCGTGTCGTTGCGCTCGCCTGCTGGGATTGTTGCTTGGAGGCTGAATGACCGAAAATTCCCGCGTCTGAAATAGTTCTTCTGCCACTCTCGGCGAACCTTAACGGGCAACTTCTCCAGCCCCCCGCAAGTGACCCACTTATACTGAAAGCCTGACTCGTGGATGCTCGGCGGCAAGACCACGAAAGAGCCGCTGCACTTCATATCAACACGGTCACTGAAGACTTTCACGGAAGTTTGGACGACCGGATCGGCCTCAAAGAAAAACTGGAAGCCTCTGCCCGTCTCGCTGGTCAGCGTGTCGTCGAACTCGCGGCAGAAAAACTCACCGGGGATTTCTTTCGTGTCCAGGTCTACCACGGTCATCCCTTGCACCGTCAGCCCAATATTCAAGTCCTGGTGTTTGTGGAAATAGTTGAGCGCCGCGCTGGTTGTGGCGTACTTGAGTCTCCACAAAGGTAAGCTCATAACGGGACGCTTGCCCCTCGGCTCGAAGGGGACAATTTCCCACCCCGAGTTAAGGTACTGCTCAACCAACTCCCCCCTGTCTAATCCTGCCCAGACACCTGGGACTCGAAGATGGGGAGAGACGCTATTTGATAGGGTTCGCTTGTGAGGCGTTAATTTAAGTATTTCATGCCTAGGGTTTGCCCGCTTGCCGTTGCGGTAATAATTGATGATGACTTTACCCGCGTCTTCCAGCTCTTCCTTCGCCCTGCGTATTTGCCTGCGAGTAGTTCCGACCTCGGACGCCAGAGTCTCTTCCGTCTTCCAGCACACCGGCGGGAGGCGTCTGTAAAGTTCTTCGGCGATGGTTGAAAGTTTGCCGCTCATTTCGCCCGCCCCCTTTGCTCTAGCTGGTGGCGGTAGAAAAGAGAGAGGGCGGCGGAACCGTGGCCCCGCCGCCCCTGATTAGAAATACAAATGCTCGAATAATTACCTACTACAAAGTCCATGACGCCGGGAATTATACGCCCGACGTTCACCACAAGTAAAGGTTAAAAAAGCGCAAGATATAGTGGGCTAGGTATTGTGGTGGTTGAGGCGGGAGGCGCTAGAGGCGGGAAAGTATTTCGGGGCGCTCACCTGTGTAGGTTGACTCAAAAGGCTTGTCATGGACTTTTGAGCGTGAGCGCCCCGAACACCACGTATTATAACAGAAGCGCTCCATCGGTGGTAGCAGTTTCACTCTTGAAATCGGACTATTTCAAGCCTTTTTAGCCTGTTCACGGTACGAACACCCCCCTCGGAATATGACCCCCTCCAAAATGATAGCCCTATCAAAATGGAGCCCCTCCAAACTGGTGGGGGTCTTCGAAAGTGAAGACCCTTGATAATCAAGAATCTTAATAATCGAGTTTGTTGATTATCAAGGAAGTGAAGAATCGGGCGGGTGTGATGACATTTTGTCCTGACTAGAATTTGTGCAGACAAAATGTCATCACTGAGGGCGTCAGGTTGTCGTGAGTAGTGATGACAAAATGTCGTGACTAGGAGCGTCACCTTGTCGTTACAAGAAACCACGTCACATCTGACGCCCTTTCCTCCGAAACCCTGTCAGGTATGACGGACTTAAAGTAGAAACCCCGTCAGATGTGTCATGCTTCCAAGCGAAAGAGCGTCAGATGTGGCGGGCTTATCAACGCTGCGTGGAGGGATGACGCAAAAACCCCAATGTTTTCCGTGCGTCATTTGACGCAGTATTGCAAGGGGCGTGCCCGAACTCGAAGGCCGAGGGGTGCGATTACTGGGTCTTCGAGAATCAGTTGCCGAAGGCTTAAACCGGCAGATGCCTCACGTGAGGCATCTGCCTCGAACCGGGCGGCTCTGAGGCCGTTGTTCGCCCGGCGTTGTCGGTTAGCGGTTCCGTTGAGACCGCCGCCGTGGGCAACGTTAAAAAGCCGACCAAGCCGAACTCAGAATAGGCTCAAGCGGGGACGGCGGATACAGCGGGACTTCCGACGGGCGACGGGGCATACCCAAGAAGCCGTAGGTTCGGAGTCGTAACGAAGCTGCCTCCGTCACGAGCCAATAGGCGGCAAATGTGCAACGTTGCACATTTGAACAAGACGGACGGTTAGCTACGACTCCCTCAAGGCTCAAGAGCAACCCAAGTAGGCGCTGAGGAGAATCGCTATGCAGACGTACCAAGAACACGAACTGAGTAAGTTACTCCCGATGATGGAGGAGTCCGACTTGGGTGAGCTTGCGGCCGACATTTCCTTGAACGGACTGCGCGCGCCCATCACGCTTTTCGAGGGGAAGATTCTCGACGGGCGGAATCGCTACAAGGCGTGCCATCTGGTTAAGGTCGCGCCTCGGTTTCGTGATTTGATTAGAGGTTACTGTGCAAGCAGTTTCTGCAAGACATTTTCGCAAAAATATATATAAATCCAGCGAGCTTTCTCGGCTTTCTCAGGCAGGTGCTCCATGTGATTTACAATCCAGCCAACAGTATCATCAGGCAGTGACTCCAAGTCGCCTAACTCACCACGCATACTGCGTTCGACCATGCGCATGAGTCTGTTCTTAGTTTCGTCTACCGAGGACGTATCTGCGAGCCCGAACAGTTCTGACAAAGTACCGACTATTAGCCCTATGATTAAAGCGGATTCGCCTATCACCATAGATGCTTGGCGACACCGGGCCGAGAAAGCGTTCACACTTTCGCGGGTCACTTCGGGCATTTTAAATGTCTGAGATTGGGAGTCAAAGCCGAACTGCGGAAGAGAGTAGAAGAATAAATGCCTGATGATGTCGGCATGTTCTTCCGAGTCAAGAGTACCGATTACCTCAAAGAAGTAACTAAGCGTATTGATCGGCGTTTTCCTGATATATTCAAGATGCGCCGGGTGTACTACAGACAAGAAAGCACGTGTGCTCTCTGACAAGTCTTGACTGCCCGCGTCGCTCACTTCTTACTGCCTTTCTCCTCTTCAGGGACTGCCATCAGCCAGAGGGCGTCAAACCGCTCGCGTGCTTGATGTGAGCCGTAAGCTTGATGCCAGAATGAGTAGGCCAAACCCCGCATGATTTTGCGAGCTTCTGCCTGCGCCTCCTCAGGAGAAAGTGATGATAGAGGCGCAATTTCCTGCACATATCTTGTTTCAGCGCCGGCATCGAGAGCTTGGGCGAACCCTATATGTCGTCCCGTGTCACTCACTTCTTTCTGCCTTTCTTCATAGGTTTAGGCTTAGGGCCAGATTTCAGGTTAGGCTTTGGCGCATCTGCCGGAACTTGATAGTAATAGCCGCCTCCGTAAGGTAGCGGCTGTTTGACTGCTCCATCGAGCAAGCCCTTACTCAACCAATTCATTACTGTGGTGTAAGCGACACCGACATCTTGAGCGTATTGTCGCGGCGTAAGCATCCGTTTCACCTTCCCCATAAAATCATTGTAGTCATCTACCGAAATTATACGCAAGAATTATCGGGATGCAATACCTTTCTTGTAGACCCCTACATTAATTTTCTTGACTCGATTTCTGTAGAGGGCTACAATGATTTCACTCAGAGTCCATGACCCCGAAGGGACGGGTCATGGCATCGTCAGAAGGGAAGTAAACTTTTGTGAAACGAATAAGGGAAGGGCTCGGGCGAGCGTGTATCCCGTAGCCTAAATGGATGAGGCGCGAAGGTGCTGGAAACACCCGCGCGCCTCGGTTGACCATCGCACCGATCCGCTAAGAAAGGAAGCTAGGCCGATGCCTACTATAAGCACCCCTGCGCCCGACGACAAGGGCGCATCCGATAAAGTCCTGAGTCCACACTCATCACTTCAAACTCAACTCGCCAAACACCAAACCTTTCACCGCCGCGTGAAGGCCATCAACTCGGCTCTCAGGAAGGCCAGGATTGCCCCCTCTGACCCGGATGCATCCGCCCGGAGCAGGGAAGTGCTCACGTCAGTGCTGAAAGACGAGCGGCTGGTAGAGATGTACCTCCGCCAGCTCTGGCAGGTCGGCCGCGGCGGGGGCTACCTCAAGTTCCCCTCGTCGGTGCTCGTCAGGAACGGGCAGACCATCCGGTCTATTCAGGAAACCTTAACCGAAACGCAGACGGGACGGTCAGGCGCTCACGACGCCCGCCGCCCCACGGCCAACAACCTACCAACGAAGGGATAAGTAGATGACCACAGCCACAGTAAAGAAGCGCGGCGCGAGCCGCAAGGCCGAAGGAGTCAGCAAGGCGAAAAGGCCACGCTGGACAAACCGCGCCGCCGACGAGCTGACCGCCGAGAGGATACGGGCCATCCTCTCCGACCCGAAGGGGCCGCGCCGCATCAAGAGCAAGTTGGAGGAGCTGACGTATCAGCTCTACGCCGAGACGAACGCCTTCAGTGAGCCGACGCCCGACTCCTGCGCCGCCGACTTCATCAACGGCACGGTGGCGCTGTGCGTCACGCCCGACGAGGACGCCCGCGCCGTCTACGATGAGATTGTCAGGCTGGCCGAGCGGCACGAACCCGAGGGGTACAAGGTCGCGCGGCGCTGCACCGAGATTTACGACGCCGCGGGGGGCAACGGCGGGGTCTACTTCGTCGAGCACGTTGACGCCGTGTTAGAGGGCGGCGAAGACGGGCTCATGCCCAACCCCGACTCGAAATACTTCGTGCCCCTCTTCGTCGAGGCGTTCAACGCCCGCGGCGCGCGCGACCACCACGTCCGCAAACTGCTCGACCTGATTAAGCGCGTGGACGGGGGCGCGGACTTGAACGCGCTGTACGACGAGGGCGAGCGGCAGGAGGCTGCGCGGCGGGAGGCGCTCAGGGCCGCGGACTTGGCGAAGCCCGAGCCGAAAGACAGGCTTTCCGACGAGTGGCGGTACTGGAAAATCCGCCACCTGGACGCCGGGCTTCAGGGCGGCGACGCAGAGGCGTGGGGCGAGTTCTGGAAGTATCTCGACGCCTACAAGGACGCGGCCTTGAGCGCCGAGGTCTACACGGTCACCGCCTACACGGCCGCCCGCCAGATGCTCCCCGATCTGCTCATCTTCTGGCAGAAGGCACAGCCGAAGCGCAAGGGTAAGAAGTAGGTGAGACGGTGAAGCGGGGGCGGGTGATGCGGACACACCGCCCGCCCCCTCGGCCACTAGGTTCAATTCAGAGAAGGGAACTGAACATGACCACGAAGAGAAAAGCACAAGGGGGCGTGAGGGGCAAGGTGCGCAGGGCAAGCGCCGCCGACTGCAAAAGCGCCGCTGTCGCCCTGCACGCGCTCATGCACGCGGGCGGGTTCGACTTCATCAACAACATGATAGGCGAGACCGTCGCGGCCGTGACCGCGGGCCTCGGCATCGGGCTCCCCAACAACTGGCGCAATCCGGTCACGGGCCCCAGCGTCGAAGACCTCGCGGCTTGGTTCGCCAAAATCCCGCCGACGTTTGACCCGGACGACGCGCAGGTCTCGCCGCCCGCCGAGCTGAGCGCCGACGCGGTGTTCGCGCGCAACCCTCTTACCTCGGAGCAGGCGGGCAAAATCGCCGCGGGGCTGTTCGCGGAGATTCAAGACGACGCTGAGATCGCCCGCCTGCTCTTACTCTGCCACGCGCTTACCTTCGAGCCCGACATGACCTCGCGCGAGGGGCTACTAAACGCGATAGAGAAGGAGGCGGGGCCGCTGCTCGTCGCCGTAGATGACGCGCTCAACAACGTGAAGCGCCGGCAGTACGAGACGTTGAAGGGGGGCGCGCAATGAACAAGAAGGAGGCGGTTAAGCGTGGGTTCGGCCGGATTCGCCTCGACGACAACAGCCTCGACCACACCGGGCACAGCAAGGGCGACGTGCTGCTCATCAAGCTCCACGCGAAGCCGAAGGACGGAGACCTCTGCGCGGCCTTCACCCCTTGGGGGCAACTCGTCGTCAGGTACTACTACCGAAAGGAGAACAGAGACATCCGGCTATCCACGGGCAAGGAGGGGGAAGTGTTTCAGGTCTTCGCGCCGCGCGCCGTGGTGATCTTCGGCCCCGTCGTCGGCGTCGAGAGAGGGGGTGGTAAGTGAGCCGCGAACAGAGAAGGGAGGGGCGCCCGCGGCCCCTCTCCGACCTGGTGGTGCGTGAGGCCGGCGCAGGCGGGGGCTGAAAGAAGAGGGGTAGCCAAGCGACCTCAGCCGGTGCCGCCGACCTCCTCCACCCCCGTGAAGAGGGCGCCGTCCTCCGTGCGGAAAAAGACTGGCGCCTCGTTGAGGATGGCGGCGAGCGCGGCCAACTCCTGAGCGGACTCAACCTCAATCGGAATCTGCCTGCGGTCTTGTAAGACTAGAATGACCGAGCCTTTATTGTCCCCCGTCCTCCACAACAGGGAGTAGGACGCGACCACTAGGTTAGGCATATTCAACTCCTACTAGAAAAACTTCCCACCTCGGCGCGAGACAATATGCGGGCGCGGCTCGGATGTCAATGTACCGGAGTACCAGCCTTACGCCGACCGCCTTGAGTCGGCGACGCCGAACCCGGAGGAAGAGCTGATAGCGAAGGAGGCCAGCGGCGGTGAGGATTGAGATGAGACAGGAGGGTAGATAGTAAACAGGGGGCGAGTCTCTGCGGGGGCTCGCCCCCTGTTTACTTATCTTGCTGTCGCAACAGGGCATGTCTGCTCGCGCGGGGAACTGCCGTTGCGCCTTAATCTGTAAGTGGCTGACGGCCCCGCAAAAGTGATGAGCGGTCAGGGGCGAAACTATCTTGACATCAGCCGCTTGTGCGAATAACCTTCGCGCGTCCGTACCGACTTCTCAAGCCAGCTTCGAGGGTCTGCGTCTTGACCGCAGTTCTTCACGCTCGCCGGATATCTCGAAGCACGGGCCGCGCGCGTACGGGCGCGACGGCTCTTTCTCGATAATCCACTCTGGAGAATAAAGATGAAGAAAAAGACCGTATTACTCTCACTGCTTACCCTCTCGGCGGTCGTCTCTGCGGCGGCCCTGTTCATGCACTCCACCTCTGCCTTCACCTTCGGCGGGCCTTCGTCCAACGGCCACGGGACGCTGACGCTGCCCGACGGTCGCAAGCGGCAGTTCTCTTTCAACGCCAGACTGAACGCTGACGGGACCGCGTCCGGTCATGCGGTCATCCACAACCCGGATTTCGATTTCAGGGCGCACCTCGACATCACCTGCCTTCAGGTGGTCGGCAATCGCGCGAGCTTCGGCGGCGCGGTGCGGAACAGCACCGACCCGGCCTTCGAGGGCCAGAACGGGTTCTTCACAGTCTTCGACAACGGAGAACCGGGGAAAGGCAGCGACACCATCAGTCTCGTCTTCTTCGACCCGACCACGGCGGACGCCTGCCTCGGCATCGGCCCGAACGACTTCGACCAGATGCCGATTGACGGTGGCAACATACAGGTCAAGCAGTAAGGGCCGGGCGGCGTGAAGCCGAAAGGCACCGCCCGCGTGGCTGTCGGCCAGGCGGGCGGTGCCTTTTCCTTACGGGCTTCTTCCTTATCCAGACTCTTCACGTCGAACGGCGGCGGCTCCCAATTGCGCTCCCGCCACTCCACTTCGAGATCCCCAAAGGGACGAACACCAACTACCCGACCCGTTCGTCACGCCAAAAGGCAAGAGCATCAGCAAGCCGGCGAAGTGGTAGGCGCGAGCAACATAATTGGCGGGGCGGAATACGGCCAGAATAATTATTCGAGGTTATTCCTAACCCTCTGGCCTATGCCACGCGCGCCACGCCGGCGCAGGCTGCACGATTCACCCCGGAGACGGCCCGCAGCATACCCGGATTCAACACAGGGCGATTCTGTGCAAAGTTTGAGAAGGGAAGCGAGCAGGATTCCCGCTTAGCGAAAAGTCAGAGGGCCGGGTTAAGTTCTCGCCTATCCAGCCGCGCGCCACGGCTCACAAGACGCGCCGGAGAGCCCCGAGACAATCCGCAGCATACCTATTTTCAACTTGGGGCAAATGTGGGGCAAGTTCTGAGACGGGAGCCACAATCTATTGTGGTCGGCTCCTGATGGCCTTCTGAGGCTCAAGACGACCTTTAGGACGCCTTCTCACACTTCGCCGACCACAAGATATAGATTCTGACCCCTCGAAAACGGGTGAACCGTAATTCAGTCGGGACATAATAGCTATTATCAGTCCCGACGCCTATGCGCTTCCCGCAGCCTCCGCCTCTTCCGCGAAGAGCCAGCGGAGCACGCAGAACTCTGCCGGGGGTCAGTATCTCCCGCTCACTTAACCGCCGCCGCGCTCGCCTTACTCTCGACTTTGACGAAGGACAACACACCCTCAGGCATGGCCGTCGGATTCCACTCCGCGGGCTTCAGCCCCTGCGCGGCCATCTCCTTGAGCGCCACGCTGAACCTCTGAGCCTCAGCCGCGCGAAGGTTCGCCATCGCCGCCTCTGCGCGCGCCTGCGACAGTTCAACCGCCCGGTTCGCCTGCCCGAATTCAGCCTGCGCCTCCGGGCTCACTTCTACTGTCTGCTGCTTGTCACTCATTCAAGGCTCTCCTTTATGCCGCTGCTATTGTAGTCACCGTGCCCGAACTGCCACGGTATTTGAGTGCGCCCCCATCTACGTAAAGCACCCCACCGCCCGTGGGGTTTGTAGAAGGGTTGGTCGTTGCGTTCTTAATCCCCAACACGCACACGCCCGAGCCGAACTCAGACGTATTCCCGAACAGCCCGATGTTGCGATTGGCTCTGACGATGAAGGCGATGCCGGCCGCGCTCTCCATGTTGAAGAGCGTATCTGTCGAACTGCTGCTTGTACTCTTAGTGCGGAATAGATTGTCCGCCTGCCCGCCCACGTCAAAGAGGTAGGCCGGAGAGGGGACGTTGCCGACGATGACCTGATTGGCAGACGCATCTACTCTGAAGGTGTTGGTGTCTACAGTGAGGTTGCCGGTGATAACGGCCGCGCCCGTGACCTGAAGCACGTACCCGGTCGAAGGCATGGCCGAGCCGCCGACGTGAAAAGCGCCATCGCAGTAGCCCCGCGCGCCGGATGAATCAGCAAGCGCCGCGACGTTGAGCGTGCCGTACGTGGCTGACTCGGCGGCGAGCTGCGCGCGCGCCACCTTCGACGCGGTGGCCGTCGCCGCCCTCAACATGAGGGTCGCGTCGGCGACCGTCGAGCCCGTCGTCTGCAACGTCTGCGTGACATTGAATCCAGAGGTCGAGGCGAAGAGGGTGCCCACCGTCTGCCCGCCCGATTGGAAGAGGACGCCGCGCGTGCCGCCCACGGCCACTATGAGCCCGCCCGCTTCAAGCTGAATGTCGCCCGTCGAGATGATGCCCGGCGCCATCAGGACTAGCGTGCCGTTGACCTCGGCGTTCGACATGACGAAGTTGCCGTTGGAGGCGATGTAGGAACTGACGACCGTCCCGCCCGCGCCGCCTCTGAACTCAAACCGCTTGTTCGAGTTATTCCAGTAGACGTTACCCGAATCGGTCGCCACCTGCCCGAGCGCGAGATTGCCCGATGCGTCCCACTGCCCAATGACTGTCGTGTTGTTGAAGATGCGGATGCCGTTGGTGTCGTCAACGGTCAAAGACGATTTGCCCGACGTGTACTGCCCCACTGCAAAGCCGTAGGTTTCTGAACCATATCCCCAGTTGCCGTTCAGGTCGCCGACCCTCAGTAGTTCGGTCTGTGCGTTGTAGGTCGCGCCCTGACGGATGAGGTTGATTCGCGGCGTCGAGTTGGCGTTGATCTCAATCCGCCCGTTCCCCGTGTTTCCGAGCACGGCGTAGACCGACCCCGCCGGCCACGCGTTAGCCCCCGAGCCGTCCAGATTCCTTGTGACGTTGTAGCGCGTACCCGAAGAGAGCGTGCCGACCTGGACGTATTCAACTGCTCCGGCTGCGCGGAAGAGAACGAAGTCATTGGCAGTCATCGACTGCCCAAAATCTATCGTAGTATCTCCGGTTCCTACGTCCTGCCCCACGGGGATCGCGCCCTCGCTCTTCGTCGCCATCAACCACCCGCCGATGAGCGTGACCGTGTTCTGTGCGAAGAGTACGGCGTCCAGTTCGGAGAGCCAGCCTTTCCGCCAGAGCTTCGTCGAGGAGCCGAGGTCGTAGGTGTCTGTAGTGGAAGGGATGAGTGAGGATGAGACGCCTACAGCCGAGAGATTGCCCGTCAGAGTGAGTCCTACAAATGTCGGGCTTGCACCTGTATGGATGTTCTGCGGCAGCGAAAGCGTGATGGCTCCCGTTCCAGCCGAGGCAGTGACCTGGTTCGCCGTGCCGGTGACCGACAGGACGCCCGTGTTGATTACGGTCGGATTCCCGCTCACGCCGTCGCCGTTCGAGACTGAGATGCCCGTGCCCGCCGCGACGCTTCTCTGCACCCACGTATCCGTCGCCGTGCGCACGGCCAGCCCCGTCGAGGAGAGAGCTTCCACGGCCGCGAGGTCGTTAGCCAGTGCGAGGGTCGGGTTACCCGCGACGCCCGAGCCGTTGGTGACGGTGATGCCCGCCACCGGGGCGGTCAGCGTGCGCGCGGCGAAGGCGTCGGCCGCAGTCTGGACTAACAGGCCGTTGGAGTTGAAAGCCGCGAGCGCCGAGAGAGTTGCGTCGTACGCCTGAACACTCACGCCGACCTGCGCCGCTATGAGCGTGTTGACGCGCGCACTCGTGTGGTAGAGGTTCGAGGCGTGCTCGCTGATATGTGAGGTGTTCAGCACTACGACGCCAGTCTGTCCGTTCACGGATAGCACGGCGTCCGTCGGAGTCAACAACTCCTGCCAGTGCGCGAGCGTCGCGGGGTTCGAGCCGGCGAGGATGAAGGACTTGTTTAAGTCAGTCCTGACGGCCACGTCGCCCGTCTCTGCCGTGAGCGCAAGCATGGCCGCCTGAGATGCGATGACGAAGGTATCGGTGATGGCGATGGCGGGCAGGACTGAAGATGCGAGCTTACCCCCGGCTCCAAGTATAGGTATGTCGCCGCTTGCCGTGCCGGTGTTCAGCACAGCCGCCGTGCCGAGGCCGAGGTTCGTGCGTGCCGTGGACGGAGAGACGATGTCGGAAAGGTTGTTGGCGGCAATGAGTTGCAGGGCGTTTGCCACGCTCGGCAGCCCCACCGCTGTTTTGTCTAAGGTCGCCCACGTCTTATCGCCCCGGAAGTATTCCCACGTCTCACTCACGTCGATGAACGGCTCTTTGGCGTTGAGCTGCGTCTGTATCGGAGAGGTGACGTTGTGAAGATATGAGAACTCCGCCGCGGTCGGTGAGGACTCGCCCTTGTAGCTCGCCGTATCTCCTACCGTGACGGAGGAAGGCTCGCGCCACACCTCTTGCTTGAGGCTGTCATCCCAAGTTTTGATGTCGCCGTCGTTGGCTGTAACTGTCGGCACGTTTCACCCCTTTACCCCGTGGCCTCTGCCTCCAGCCCCTCGCCCGCCTCAGAGAGCCGAGCGACCGTCACCGTCACCGTCGAAGGAACGCCGCCGGGGAAATCGTTCTCCTGCATCTCGCGCGTGTAGAGGAAACTGCGCGGGCTGGTGTGCTCAATCGTGACGTTCAAAGCCGCCTGCTCGCTTCCGTCCAGCAGGCCCAACTGCATGTGCAATGAATACGGATGACGCCACGGCTGACCGCCCGAAGTGAAGCGCGGTGTATTGAGGTCGTTGATGTAGTAGTTGACCCGCCCGCCCTTCAGTTCGATGACGCACTCGCCCCCGGCTATGGCTCGCACCTTCAGCGAGTCGGCCAGTTCCGGCTTGATGTAAGGGACGCCCCCGTCGATGACCGTATTGAACTGCGCGAACGGCCCGGCTGTGTACTGGAAATAGAGCTGCCCCGAACCTGCGGCCGTGATGTCCATGATGGCGCTCGCGGGCAGTTCGCTTATCTGGAAACGGTCAGAGGTCGGGTTGCGGACGACGTAGTTACCTGTTCCGTACTCGTCGCCGTTGATGGCCGGGGAGGTCGTCGGTATGCCTCCGAGGAAGTTGACCAAATCGCCCTCGGCAAAGTAATGGTCAACGGCTATGAACTCATTGGAGGCCGTGTCTACCCCGCAAGGTATGACAGCCGCCGCCGCCTGTATCAGCAGCGGCGGGAGCCGCGAATCGAGTTTGAGGCGGATGCGGCAGTCGCCGTAGATAATCTGGCGCGCGCGCAGCACCCCGAACTGTGAAGAGTTGGCGTCCGAGTAGGCAGTGCCGCTCTCTTCGATGTGGACGAGGGACTGGTTAATGCTCGTCAAGCTGGGGTCAACGGGCGGTTTGTACCACTGGACGGCCTCGGAGTAATCGCCATCAACGACCGTGCGGCGCACCTCCCCGCCGCCGGACGAAGCCCGCCACAAATAACGCTCGTAGTGTGTAAGCTCACCCCCCGGCGGCTCGTCCCAGGTGGAGAGGAGCGGGGAGCCCGTCGAGCCGTCTAAGCGGACGAGTCGGAGGTTTGCGGGCGGGTCGTATCTGCGGCTCCCTCCGAACAGCGTCAGCGTAACGGAGCTGACCGTCTCCGCGTCCCCGAGCGCCTGCCCGGCCGTCTGCCCGATGAACGTCAACTCACGGTTGAGGTCTGCGTTCGGCACAGGGAAAGACTTCACGGCTGAGTCAATGAGCACGAAATAGTCGCCGTCCTGATGGTTTTGCGAGTGCTGCCCGCTGCCAAGCTGGCCGGCGACGGCGCCCGTCACCAGGTACTGTGAGATGAAGGGGTCGGCGGTCGCCTGCGGCGCGGCGCTCAAGAACGACACACCTCCCACCGCGTGCCGTTGCCGTAGAGCGCGAGGTTGACGCGCTCGGCGCGCACCTCGTCTAAAGTCCGCGACTCAAGCGCCCCCGAGTAGAACTTGACGACGAACGAGCGGGCGGCGTCGTAGCCGGAAGCGACCGCGCTCTGTGAGGCCGTCTCGACGATGCCGATGGTGGCGGCCTCCTGGAAGCCCCCGACGCGCTCGTATTCGTTGTTCTGGTCTTTCTTAATCAGGTGATAGCCCGGCCACAGACCCGAGCCGCGCGGGCAGGCGGCGGCGTAGAGGACGAGGCGGCCGAAATCTTCCTGACGCAGCGCCACCGAATCGGCGACGACGAGCAGGGTGTTTGCGAGGCCGCGGATGATAAGCACGTCACCGCCCCGCCCCGACACGCCCGCGCCCGCCTGCCCGTAGATGCTGGGGCGCTCGGGCACGACGCCGAACTTGACCGGCCCTTGAAGGTCGGCCTGCTTTGTCGTGATGCGGTAGGTGTAGAGGGTCGCGTCTTCCATCTCGACCTCGACGATGTCGGTCGGGATGAGGTGGCGCCTGGCGAAGCCGCAGACCAGCTCGGCGGGCTTCGCCGCGAGGTGCAGCGCGTCGAGGTAGCGCTGGCCGACGGCGTGTGCCGTGTTGGCGTCGCCCACGATGGGGAAGGTCAGCGTCTCGCGGTCGAAGGCGAAGCCGACCGTCCTCTCCGCGGTCTGGTTGCCGGTGTGGAAGTCCTTCGACGGCGCCGGGTCGAGGTAGATCACGTCCACGGCGCCGGGGAGGTCTACGGGGTCGTCGTGCGCGACCTTCACGGCCGCCCGGGGGCGCTCGTCGCCGTAGAGGTGAGCGCGCAGTTCGCGCTCGTAGAGGCGCGTCACGACGGCGCCGCCGCGCGGGACGGCCACGATCTTCCCGCCCCTGGGGACGATGTCGAAGTTATACCAAGCCTCCAGCGGCCTGACCGAGTCTTCGAGCGGCGAGCGGTGATCCACGACGAACCCGGGAATTGTTATTCCCGCGAGCGCGGAGAAGTCACAGTCGGCCGCCGTGACCTTCCCGTCGAGGGCGTAGAGGTAAAGGAGCGTCTCGTCCAGGTCTTGTATCTCCGGCTCGATCTCGAAGATGAAGTTCCCGAGCTGCCCCTCCTTGACGAGGTAATCCTCCGTGGCGAAGTAGGAGTCGTCGCGCCACGCCGGGGTCTCGTCGGCGCCCTCGACCGCGACGATGATGGCCGACTGCGGCTGGGTCTCCACGCCCGCGAACAGCTCGAAGCGCGCCTGCCCGCCCGCGGTCGTGAAGCCCTCGAAGTAGCCGTCCGCGTCGAACGCCTGGACGGCGTTGTAGAAGGGCACGGCGTTGTTTGGGTCGGAGGGAAACGAAGAGTCGATGTCGATGAGGTTCGTGACCTCGCGCCCCCTGAAGCGCGGCTCTTCGAGGTCGGGCACGCCGGTGCCCGAGACGTAAATGCGGTCGATGTCGCTCGTCCCCGAGTTACGACGCAGCTTGATGACGTTAGCGCCGCGCGCGAGGAGCAGGGTGGCCGTGACGGTGGCGGGCACGTCGCCCGTCGCTGGCAGGGAGACGGTGGATTCACTCCCGCCGTTCGCGCTCAGGTAGACCTGCGCCGAAGACGCGGCCTTGTAGAAGACGGCGACCGTGTGCAGGCTCGCGGAGAGCGCCGGCGCCTCGATCTCGACGTAGTGACCCGACCCCGACAGCCGGACGGCGCGCCCGCCGGAGCAGTCGCCGTCCGTGACGACTGTCGCGCCGCCCGAGAGGGAGTGGTTCTCGGCCTCGTAGAAATCCTCGCGCAGCTCCGAGCCGAGGTTGTTGTAGATCGCTTCGAGGCTCTCGGAGATGCGGCGGTAAGACCTGACGGGCGTCGCGCAGACGAGGATGGCGAAAGACTTCTTATAGCTATACGTATTCGTCGGGGGCGTCGGGGCCTGGCCGCTCCCGCCCTTGCCGCCCGTGCGCCCGGGGTCGCGGGAGATGTACTCCTGAGTGACCGTGCCCCAGATGATGTTGCCGGCGAGGCGGACGCGCCTGCCGAAGCAGAGGGGTTTGAAGGCGCCCTCCTCACAGGTGGTGAACCGGATGTCGTCGAAGCGCCCCTTGTCCACGGGGTTGAGCTTCGGCTTCGGCGCGAGCGCGGAGGAGGCCGTGGAGACGGCGACGGTAATACCGATCTCAATCAGAATAGGGATAGCGGCAGCCATATGCTCTCTCTAGTCCGCGACGGGGTATCGGAAGGCGAAGTCTATGTTGCGCAGCTTCCAGCCGCGGAGGGGCTCTTCGCGCACCGCGCCTTTGCCGCGCCCCTCCCAGGCGTGGATCAGCATCGGCTCGTACGGCCCCCGAGCGATGATGCCGCCGTGGCGCGCCTCGGTGTGGCCGGGGAAGTGAATCAGGACGGCGTCGCCGGGCCCGGCCGCGGCGGGGTCGATCTCCTCCAGCTCGGCGCGCATCTTCTCTAAGAACTCGGCGCCCGAAGGCACACGCTGGTAGTCGCGCAAGGGTATGAGCCTGCCCGACAGCACGAAAGCGATGTATTCGATGACGCCGCGGCAATCGAGCCCGGTCTCGGGGTTAGAGCCTTGATGCTCAAACGGCACGCCCTTGAGCAGACGCGCGACCGCCACCACGTCGTCGCGCGTGATGCGCGACGGGTCGGCGGGCGTGTAGAGAAACCGCGGGTTGACGGCTGCTATTGCTTCGGTCATCAGGTCGCCCTCTGAATCTGATTGATCTTCTCTATGTTCGTGATGAACCTATAGCCCCGGTTGTTGATGATGTTCGCGTAGATGCCTACACAGTCGGCCGGGTCGCGGTTGCAGCGGCGGGTCGCCGTGAAGGCGTCACCTATGGCCGGGAGTCTGCGCATGGGGTCGCGCAGGATGAACTCTTTATTTGTCGGGTCGTACTCACGGACTTCGTACTCACGGCCGGAGAGGTCGCCGGAGGTGAGCCGGATAAGCTCGAAGTAATTGCCGGTCTGGGTGAGCGCGGAGGCGCGGACGCGCGTCACGCTCACGACCTGCGTCAACGTGCCGCTGACGAGGATGGCTCCGCCGTCGCCCGCGGCCGGGGCGTTCAAGTTCACCTTGCACCGCGCGTCACCCAGACGCCTGACCGTGCAGCGGGCGGCAGTGAGCCGGCCGACCTGCGCCTGCGCGACGGCCGTCAGGGCGCGCGCCTCCGCCCGCCACCCCGCGCCCTCCTCGTCGGCCTTTCCGAGGAAGCCGGAGAACTCCACGAGCTGCCCCATGTCGAGCGAGAGGACGTTGACGGTGTAGATGTCGATGCGCGCGCGCGTCCAGTCGCCGGCGGCGAGCGCCTCGCGCGTGATGCCGGTGGAGGTGAATATCGTCTGATACTGGAGCCCCGCAGAGGCGTGGCCGCTCTCCGTGTCGATGGTCGTGGGGAGCCCGGCGACGCCCGGCAGGAACGGCGCGGAGCCGTGGCCGGGCAGGATGAGCTTCCGGTCGTGAGAAGTCGCGCGCACCTCAAGCCCCGACCCATACAAGGGGCTCACGGGGTCTGGTCTCAGTTTCCAGCAGACGGCCGTCGTCGGCGTCGCCCCGCCGATGTGGCCGATGAGGCTCGCCGCCGTGTAGGGGCTCTGGTAGTTAACGACCTCTTCGGGCATCAGACGTAGTCCTTCACCTCGACCATCCCGACCTCGGGCATGTCTACGCTCCCGGCCTTCACGACCCAGCCCGAGCCGTCGGCAGCCTCCTCCAACGTGGCGAACATCTCGGCCGCGGGAATCTTCTTGACGGTGAAGCGGACGGGCACGTAGAAACGCCCCTCCCACTCGACCACGTCGCCGAGGACGGGGACGTTGCCTGCCGTCCAGGCGAGCACCCCCATCGCGTAGTCGATGTTGTAATGGGTGACCGCGGTCTTCAGCGTGCCGTTCTTGTAGACCTTGACGCTCCCCTGCTCCGGTTTGTAAATCTCACGAATCCAAGTGGCGGCCGAGTCGGTGTAGACCTTCTGAAGTTGGAAGCTCGCCGTCGCGCCGTTGTAGGTGTGTTGGAGCGTGCCTTCGGTGCCGCGCGTGACGGTGTAGTCAACGAGGTCGCGCACCTTGAAGCCGTAGGTCTCGCCGTGGCGCAGGGCGTGAAACTTCAGGAGCGTCTGAAGGTCTTTGAGGGAGCGGATGCCGTGCGCGGCGTTGAACTCCCGCCGGCCGTCCGAGCCCTGCGGGATGCGCTGCTCGGACTGGTCGCCGAGTTCGATGATGGTCGTCTCCCACTCGTGGGCAGACATGCAGCGCTCCAGGCTCAGGGGGTAGACGATTTCGTGAAAGGTCATGATTTAATCCGGGTGCAACTCTTGCACTTGGCTCAGAACTTCGGACGCGACTTGGCGCGGCGGATGCCGTCCTGAGTCAGGCGGGAGACGTTCCGCTTGATCGACTCCTCACTGCCCTTGAAGCTCTCACGGTTCGGAGTCTGAATCGTCAGGCTCGAAGACACGTGGTAAACGTCCCCGCCCACGACCGCCGGCGGCGTGACGCCCGACGTGGCGCCGTTGAAGTCGCCGAAGGAGGGCGCGCGCGGCGGTTCGAGTACGCCCCCGCCGCCGGCAAAGGCCATCTGTGGCAGATGCCCGAGCCGGTTGATGTAGTCGAGCACCTCGGGGCCGACCATGCGAGCAGCCCAAGCCCTGATGACATACTCGCCGTTGGAGAGGCGCGCGAGGATTGAATCGCTCGTGCCCGTGCCCGGCCCCGTTATCGACCCTCCGCCCGCGTGCCCCCTCCCTATCGGGTCTTGCTGCGGCGCATCCCCCCCGACCTTCTGCTGCAAGATCGCACCACCCGCCCGAATACCCGCGGCGACTCCGGCCATGAGTGCCGTCCTCAGAAGCGACGGTGTCGCGGGCAGTAGGTTCGGGAGGAAGCTGATAAGCTCCTGAAACTTCGCACCCACGCCGGCGAAGCCGCCGCGCAACTCGCCGAGGGCGCCGAAGGTGTTACCCTTGATGCCCGTCAGGTTGCTGATAGTCCCACCCTGAAAATTGCGGATGATGAGGGGGATACTATCTATGCTGCCCGCTCCGACCGCCCCGCCGGTCGGTTGACCCGCGGCCGGACGCTTGCCGAAGATGCCCGAGAGGATGCCGCCGATGCCGCCTCCGCCCTTGTTGCCGAAGATGCCGCCGAGGATGCCGTTCTCCCCGAAGAGCTGCTCGATGATGGCCGATGCCGCGAGGCGCGCCAGTTCGTCAAGGATGTGATTGACGAGCCGCGAGAACGCGCCCATGGCGTCCTGCGGGTTGCGGAGGATGTCGAAGAGCGTACCCTCGGCCGCGTCCTTCAGGCTCCGGTTGATGCGAACGCCCTCTTCGTCGACGACGCGGCCGAGGTCTTTCATCGCCTCGGCCGCGCGCTCCGCGTCGAGAATCAACGCAGCGTCGCCGCTCTCGATGGCGAGTTCCTGCATCTTCTTGACGGTCTCGGCGACGGCGTCTTTGTGCTGTAGCTGCGCCGCGATTACCTGCTCACGGCCGACCTTCTCAGTGATAAGACCGCGCTCAACGTCTTGCCTGATGCGGTCTTCGGCGAACTGTAGCGCCTCCTGCTGCTGCCTCAGTTGATTGTAGAGGAGCTGGTACTCGGCCTTCTTCTTCAGCACCTCGACTAATTGGACGGCCTGTTGGAACTCGGTCGAGTCCGCGCCCTTCTGCCGGGCGATTCGTTCAAGCCGCTCTTTGTTGGCCTCATCTATGCGATGGCGCGCGGCCTCGATGGCGCCGTCAGTATCTCCGGTCTCCTGCGCGAGAGATTCGTTGACCTCGTCCAGCATCTGCCGGAATGTCTTCAACTCTTCGCGGCGCGCGCGCGATCTGGTCGGCGAGGTCGAGCCGCTCCCGGTCGAGGACGGTCAGGCGCTCGACGATGGGGATGGCGGCCTGTTTGAACTCTTCATCGGCGGCCTTCTTCTTCTGCTCGCGCTCGTCGGCCGAGAGGCTCTTGTCGGGGTCGGCGTCAATCCGCGCCTTCTTCTTCTTAAGCGCCTCCTCCTCAAGCGTGAACAGCTCGTTAAGTTTCCTGACCTCTTCCCCGATGGCCTCGCGCTGAATCCTCTCCTCGTCGGCGTAATACTGCTCGACGCTCAGGAGCCGGTCGGCCAGTTTCTCCTCGACGAGCTTCGACTGGCGCTCCAGGAAGTCCTTCGCGAGGTTGAAGGCGCGCTCTACGCGCGCGCGGTCAGTCCCGAGCAGCGCGTCCTCGGCCGCGGCCGTCAGGTCTCCGAGCTGATCTGGTTTCGCCCCCTTGCTCTTCCCGCCGCCGCCCACGCGCGGCAGCGCCGTCGCGGTGACGCCGCGGCCGGACTGCTTGTCGCGGAGCCGCTGGGTCTCGTCGTCGAGGTCTTGCTGGTTGACTCCGCCCCCGGGTCGCGCCGCCGACTCGGGGGGCGCGGCGATGGCGAGGGCGCCCACGAACGCCATCAGGCGCAGCAGCGGCTCGGCCTCGCGCAACTGTTCCACCATGAGGCCGAGCGCCACGACGATGAGGGCGAGGACGCCCTTCACGCCTTCGAGCAGCACCTTCCAGGTGCCGGTGTCGGAGGCGACGCGGGCGAGGACTCCCGCCCCCTGGAGGAGCTGGCGGACGACCAGCTCCACGAGGTTCAGGATGTCGTCTATCTGCGCCCTGTTCTGCGCGACGAAGTCGCCGGCGCGCTTGAGCCACCCGACTATCCCCTGCGCGATGGAGCCGCCGATGCGGATGATCCGCACGAGCACGTCGTCGGCGAGTTGCGCCAGAGTCTTGAACTGCGCGGCGATGCCGGCGTTCTTGAAGTCGAAGAGCTGCGGCAGGAGTCGCGCGAACTCGCCCTTCAGCGCGCCGAAGGCGCGGGTCGTGGCCTCGGCGGTGAAGACGTTGAGGGCTTCCTGTAGATTCGAGGTCAGGCCGTCTAAGGTCTGCGCGGCCTCGACGCCGGATTGGGTGAAGCCTTCAAGGCGCTTATTCAGTTCCTGAACAAGTGTGCCCGCCGCCTTAAAATCCTTGACCATCTTTGGAGTGAGGCCAATGATTTTTGCGAGCCGGGCGTCTTCGTTGATGGTGCCTTCGAGGATGGCGCGGACTTCCTGGTTGACCTGTTCTAACGGAAGGCCGACGGCAGAAGCGGCCTGCACAATCTTGACTGTCGTCTCTCGGATTTCGTCTAAGGTCAGGCCGGCAGCGAGCCCCGGCCCTATGGCCGCCTGAAACGCCGGGGCGATCTGCTCGAAGGTGGCGACCGTGTTGACGGCGTCAACCCGCAGCTTCTGCAACTGCTCGCCGGCGAGCTGCATCGCCAAGCGGAACTTCTCCGCCCCGTCCACGGGGATGCCGTCAACCTTGAGCTGAGCGAGGGAGGTGATGACGGCCGCGATGCCGAGCCGCACCTGCTCAAGCTCGCTGTTGAGCTGAATGCCGGCGGGGCCGATCTTCAGGAGCGCGGCGAGGCCGACGCCGACCGAGACGGCGAGCCCCGTGAAGGCGACGGCGAGCGCAGCGACCACGGCCAGCACGACGGCGAGGGCCGCGGCCGCGGCCGCGATGATAGGAAGCGCCGCGCCGAGCGCGGCACCGAGGCCCGCCACGGCCCCGCTCAGACCCTCAATTGCCCCGCCGGCCTGCGCGCCGACGCCGACCGCCACCCCCTTCAACGAAGAGAAGAGGGAGGCGCCGAACTCCTTCACTTTAGCGGCGACCTTGCCGACACCGCCGCCGACGTTGTCTAAGAAGTCGAAGAGCTTTTCGAGCCCGCTGAGGGCCTGGGGGATGGTGGCGAGAGTGTTGACGACGGCCGAGACGCCGACGAGGAAGCGGACGAAGCCGCCCTTGCTGTTGTTCTTTTCCGAGGAGGCCGCGAGACGGTCAACGGCGGCCGCGAGGCGGTCGATGTCTCCGGCGAGGGCGGCGGTCTTCCCGCCCTGCCCTCCGCCCGCGTTCAACTCCTTGATGTGGCCGGCGAGCGCACGGACATTCCCGAGCCCTTCGAGGAGGACTTTGATTTTAACGAGAATGTCCTGCTTAGACCCCATTCAAGCGCGCCATTGGGAAGGGTTTGGGATGACGCGGGCCGACTCAACCTTCGAGCGCCCGCGTCATCTTCTCAATCTGCTCTGACTTACCCCAGACGCCGATTCGCAGGAGCGCGAGAAGGAGGGCGGCGTCTTCGCCCCGGCGGCGCGCGGCGCTCGTGGAGAACAGCCGCACTTGGGCGAGAGTGAAGTCTCGTATCTCTTCTAGGCTGTATCCTGCTCCCCTAAGTCGGTCAATGGCGGCCCCCCAAGAGACTCCAGCCCGCCCTCCATGACCGTTTCGACCGCCCTGACGGCGGGCGCGAGAGCCCCCTGAATCGCCTCCTTGTTCTGGTAAAAAAAATCGACATTCACCGCGAAGACCGCCGACGCGAGGCGCGCGCCGTCCACGAGGTCGAGGCGGTCAACCGCGTCCGCCGTGAGTTGCTGCCCCTTGCCGACGGCGATCTGTAGGATGTTGATGACCTCATCGCCGCCTTCGAGGAACATCTTCACCATGTCGAAGCTCTTGACGGCCTGTCGGGCGTCCTCCGCCTCCGTGACGCTCTTGAGCCTCTTCTCGTCAATCACGCCGCCGTCGCGCAGGCGTTGGACGCATCTGAGGACTTGCGAGAACTGCCGGAGGCGGAAAGGCGTCACCGTCACCTCGACGGTCTTCTTGCCTGCCTTCACCTCGACGGTCTCGCTTATCTCGCCGAGCGCCTGTTCGAGTTCGGATGCGTCAACCTTCGTTGCCATCGGCGGCGGCCTCCTCGCTGGCGGGCTCCTCAAACCACGTCCCCACCTCGCGCAAGTCGGAGCGGCGGACACGCTTCTGGTCATCGTCTACGCCGCGCGGCGGGTCGATGAGTTTGAGGCGCAGCAGGTCGTCCTCGTCCTCGTCCTCGTGCGTGACCTCCGCATCGACGATGTCGTAATGCTCGCCCGCGCTGTACGGGCGGTTGACCACGAACTTGACGACGCGGGCGGCTGGCCCCTCGGCCTCTCCGGCGGCGGCGCCCGCCGCCTTCTTAGTCGTTGCTCTCTTCTTCATTACTCACCCCTTTAGGTATTGGCGTTGATGTAGAGCCAGCGCGCGAAGCCGCCGAAGTTAGCGTCAGACGCCCGCACCTCGTCGCGCAGGATGCGGGCTGAGATTTCGAACGTGCCCTGCTCCTCGTTGATGAGGGCGATGAGCGCCGCGGCGTCGAAGACTACGCGATAGATGTCCATGCCGATCTTCTGGTCGGGGCTGCCCTCGGTGTTGACGCCCGCGAAGTAGACCCAGTATTCGTCGTCGTCGTTCGCCTCGAAGCTCGTGACGATGTCCGTCTGCGCGTAGCTGTACTCGCCCTTGAAGGGCTGGGTGAACGCGCCGAGGTTGAGGATTTCGATAAGCCCGTGCTCGGCGTCGAGCACGCGGTAGTGGGTGTTGTTGGGGAGCGTGGCGGGAGTGCCGGCCGAATCCTTGATGACGATAGAGGACGCGTTCGGGCGGGTGAGCTTGACGACGGAGCCGACAACGAGCCCCGGAGGGAAGGTGTCGGGGGCGCCCGATGTGAAGCTCCCCGAGGAGAGAGTCACCTTCTTGCCCGAGAGCAGGAGCGCGAGGTTGTCCTTGCGGATGTCCTCGAAGGTAAGGTCGAGCGTGCCGCCCTTCGTCGTCGTCTGAATCTTGTCTACGAGGCGCGCGCCCGAGCGTGACTCCTTGTGCTCGCGCCGCTCCATCGTGGGCTTGACCTCGAACTTCGGGGCGTTACCGATGAGCCAGAAGGCGCCGGGCACGCCGGCCGAGCTGCGCTTGGAGATGAGCACGTCTCCCTGCCCTGAGAAGAAATTGGACTTTATGCTGTCAGCTATGGTCTGCGGCATCTCGTCACCTCAACTGTTCACGCCTCCCATGGGGGGCGGCTGTACTCGACTTTGAACCTGAGCCGGGCGGCGCCTATCCGCTGCCCCAACTCGTCAACGTTGATGTCGTCCTCGACGGGCACCGTGCGCCTCGCCAAACCGCCCCACGTCGGGTCAACCCCCACGGCCTTAATCATGTCTTCGAGCGCCTTGCGCGCAAGCGCGGCGCCCGGGCCCGACTCTCTCAATTCGGCGATGACGACGATCTCAAGCTCGCGGTCGTACGTGCCCGAGTTCTTATCCTTGACGGCCGTCGTCTCGACCTCGTCGCGGATGTCGTGGCCGGGCAGCTCGTCGGCCTCGGGGTCTGCGCCTTTCGGCCCGGGGTTCCACTCCGTCGGCTTGAGGCCGATGTCGGTCTGGTAGCCGTTCGCGACCGTGATGAGCGCGAACCGCGCCTTGACCGCATCGACTATCTGCTGACGCTTTCCCGGCACTCACTGTTTCCTCATCCAGACCGTCGTTAATCCCGTACCGTCGTTCTCGCGCCTGACGACGCGGTAAGTGTTGCCGCCGGTCTCGACGATGTAGTCCTTCTTGACGCCGACAAGCTCGACGGTCGGAGCCTGAAAGCTCGGCTGAAGGTGCGCGACCTCTCCCGCCCCGACGGCCACCTCTCCGACCGGCAGCGAGAGGATGATATTGACCGTCCTGACGAGCACGTCCTGCGGCGTTTTGATGGCCGCCTCGACGGCGTGCTCGTCCGTGTTGAAGAACGGGGTCAGGTCTTCGCCGAGCATCTACTTCTTGCTCTTCTTGTCCTCGGGGAGTTGCCCACCCTCGCGCGCCGACTCCTCGATCTCCTTCAACTGCTCATCGCCGTCCTGCGCCACGGCGCGCCCCTGACGGATGTAGGCGGCGGCGCGGTGGAATGGAACCTCGGCAACCTTCTTCGGGTAGTCGGGGCCGTAATCCACGCCCTCGTCGCAGGTGTTGCGGATGAACTTGATCTTGACCGGTCGCTTCGGGTCATTAGGGTCTTTCGTTTCGAGTGGCATTGCCTTCTCCTCATTCGCGCCCGCGGCGCGTAGTAGCTCCTCAACTCTCGTTTCGACAAACCCCACGGCCTTAGCTGACCGTCAGGCCCGTGCCCTTGCTGAACGCCTCGGGGTGGCGGTACGCCATGTCCACCATCAGGAAGAGCACGAGGCGGATGAGCCCCTGGCCGGCCTTCGTGTAAGGGTCGGTCAGAATCTCCATTGCGCCCCACTCGCCGACGAGCAGTTCAGACCAGACGCCGAAGGCGATGCCGTGCTCGTTCGTGCCGACGCCCATGTTGCTGCGCACCTGCGTCGAGACCTCGGCGCGGTAGCCGTTCATCTCGCCCTGACCGGCGGTGCCCGTCCAGATAGGCTCGCCATTCGTGCCCGAGAACTTCTGCGTGGTCTTGGCCGCGCCGCGCACGCCCGGCGTCGTGAGGTAGCCCATCTCGCCCACGTCGGCGTCGTCGAGGGCAATCTCCGTCTCCATCTGCACGACCTTGGGGAAGGTGATGGCACCACCGAACGCCACGGGGTTGACGCCCGAGGCGACGTAGAGGCCGGTCGGCTCGTTCGAGGAGCCCGCGCCGTGCAGCGCCGCGCGGTCAATGCCGAGCGCGGCCGTCTTGCGCAGGTCGTTCGTGACCAGCGTGTCCACGACGCCCGCCGACTGGCGGAGCAACTGGCGCGAGTAAGCCTGCTGCGCCATCGCCGTCTTCGGCGAGAGCACGACCTGGTCGAGCGCGATGTTCGACTCGGTCACGTCCGCGCCCGGATTCTCACCCACCCAGTAGAGCGTGCCCGCGCCGGTCTGCTTCGGGAACGCGACCGCGCCGGTCAGACCGGGCAGGAGTTGCGCGCCGAGTTTGAAGACCTTCGCGCGGGCTCTCAGCATGTCGATGAAGGAGCCCGGCTCCGTAAAGAGAATGTCCGCGCCCGTCGTCGCGCCTGCGGTCGTCAGCGGCGTGCGCTGCAACTCCAGGTAGCGCTTCCACTCGTCGGGCTTGTGGAGTTGGAGGCCGGTGGGGATGAAAATCGAGTTGTTGTTCTGCGGCGAGCGCCCGAGCTTTTTGCCGATCTCGTCGGAGACCTCCCGCTCGAAGCCGTTGCCGCCGTCCGCCGCGAGGATGATGGCGCGGCCGATGGAGTAGCGCTGCTTCTCCTCCGGGGTCAGCTCAACGGGCGACTTGCCCGGGTCAACCTGCGGCTGACCCTCGCGCATCCGCTTGAGCGCTTCGGCCTTGAACTCGTCAAGGCTCTTGTCGCCGGTGACGAACTCGCGCGCGAGCGCCGTGTAAGGCTGCGCTTGATTGCCTCTGTCGAGCAGCTCGGCGAGCCTCAGAATCTCTTCCTTCGCGTCCATGACATTCTCCTTCGGGGTGGTGCTCGCGGCGCGCGCTGTGGCAGTCGCCGGCTCAATCGGGGCTTGTCGCCCCTCCTCTTCTGCCGAAGCCGCCGCGCACTCGGGGCAGCCTTCTACGTCGCAACTTTCGGGGTCGTGCGCCCGCGTCTCCTCGTCCTCATCCGTTTTCATGGCCCGCCCCACGCCCGCCGCGATGTCGGCCGCCGCCGAGACGATGGAGCCCTCTACCGGCTCCCACAGGACGGCGCGGTAGACGGGATAACCGTCGATCTCGCCCTCGTCTTTCGGCGCGAACTTGTGGACGATGAAGACGGAAGAGGTCGGCGTGTAGTCGCCCGCGGCGAGGTCGTCTTTGACCTCATCGAAAATCTCTTGAGCGAGCGGGCGCTGGTTGAAGCGTGCACGCACTCTCAGGACGTGGCCGTCCGTCTCGGGGTCGCGCAGGCGGCCTAAGCGGCGGTCGGGGTCGTGGTTCTCAAGGAAGGGCGCGGCGTTCTTCAGGCGGTCGAGCTTGATGGACTCAGGTGAGTGGTCGAGCTTGATGTAGGCGAAGCCGTGAAAGATGGGCCGGTCGGTCGTGAGCACGAGCCGGACGGTGCGCGTCGTCTCGTCGAGCGCATCCGCCACGGCCACGGCTCTGCTCTGGCCGTCCTCAAGCGGAAAGGAGTGCGTGAGCGGTTGGCCGAGTAACTTTTTGATGTCGCCAGAAGCCCGTGCCATAGTTTCGTCGGGGTGAGTCCCCGATTTCGACTATCGCACGGCCTTGAGGGATTATTTTGAGCGCGGGACTCACCCGCGCTTGTCGTCGGTCGCGGTGGCGATTGCGGCGAGCACCTGAAGGTCGCCGCTCTTCGTCAGGACGCCGTGGTCGTTCAGGAACTTCTGCTCCTCTTCGAGCCTGCGCACGACCTCCTCGAAGTCGCCGCCCTGCTCCGCGATGAAGCCCGAGCGAGTAGCCAGACCGTTGTTGATGGCTTCGACAGCCGCCGCGATGTCCTTGAGCGGGTCAACCCACGGCCAGCCCCGCGGCTGAAAGTCGGGACTCTTCAGCCGGTCGAAATCGGAGGGCAGAACGCTGACCGCTCCCGTCAGAATCCCCCGCTTGAGGAAGTGGCGATAGACGCGCCGGCAGAAGTGGTTGATGAGGAAGTTCTGAAGCGTCCGGTAGCTGTCGCGGTCGTCCAGGAGCCCGACGCGAGCCGAGGAGTAGTTGACGGCCGTCAGGTCGCCCGCGAGGGCGAAGTAAGACACGTCGAGGCCGCAGGCCGCCCCGCGCAGCACCGTAGAGGTGAACGGGTCGAAGTCGCTGTGAGGGTGCTGCGGGTCTATGGTCTTTACGTCGTAGCCGGGCGGCAGCTCCCGCATGATGCCCGGCTGGTACTCGGCCTCTATCGGCGGTCGCTCCCCTTCCGCATTGGGTATCCCTGCGTCCACGGCGTTGGCGGGCGGGATGACGAAGCCCATGTTACACGCAGCAATGTGCGCGTTGATGAGCGCGGCCTCCTCGAACTGGCCGAGCTTACGCAGGTTCCACATGGCCGCGTGCGCCCACGGCACGCCCCTGATCTGCCCGTCATCCTCGAAGGGGAGATAGGAGTGGACGACCTCCTCGGCCGGGACTCTCACCCGCTCCATGCTTTCGCGTGTGTAAGGCGCCACGTCGTACCGAGGGGTCGTGAAGTAGTAGGCGACGGGCCGGTCGTAACGGTCAACTTCAACCGACATCACGATGCGGTTGCCGCTCTTTAAGACTTCGTTAAAGGTCTCGTCCAGGTAAGCCACGTCGTAGAACTTCACGGCGAAGCCGAAGGGGTTGTTTGCTTCGATGAAGCGACAGAGAAATTCCCCGTCGCGCGCCATCGTGCCTATCGCCATCCCCTGCGCGTCCACCCACGAGAGCTTTCCCGACGCGGAGCAGTTCTCAGGGAGTGCCCACTCCTTGAACTTCTCCTCAACCTCTGTGTTGAGCAGTTCGTCCAGCTCGTTCCCTCGCTTGGCGCGTACCTGGAGCTTAATGCCTCCGGGGCCGATGACGTTGCGGCGCACCATCCCGAGAAAGCGCTTCATGTGCGGGCTGTTCTTCGCCATCTCCCTGCTCTCGGCGCGGAGCTGGCGCAGGTGGCGGAAGATGTCGGTCTGGTAGGTCGTGGACATCGCCGGCCAGTCGGTGCGGCGGAGGTCAACCGAGGCGGCGGCATACCGTCGGGCGGCGCTGTAGGCGCGCGACAGTTGTCGGACACGCGCCGTCTCGCGCTGCTGCTCGGCGATGCGCCTCTCTAACTCCGCCGCCGCCGCGGTACGTCTATCCTCTGCCACGACGGCCGACATCGGCGGAAGGTCAAGACGTAAAGGATTCAGGCCCATGGTTCACCTCGGATAGATGGTCTTAAAGTAGGGTGCGCCTCTTCTCTGTGCGGCGGCCCGTCTCTCACTGTTCACCCGCTGCGCGAGACTTGTCTCTAATGCGAGCAGCGCCGACTTGTCGAAGTAGCTGATGCGGCGGTTCGTCCCGACCCCGCCGATCTCGTACTCCTGCACGCCGGCCGAGGTCGCGGGCATGAGCGCCGCGCGAATTGCGTCGAGGTCACGCTCGGCCTGCGTGCGGTTATCTACGGCGTCGTCGGCCGCGAGCGACTTCAAGCTCTTCCTGACGGCCGCCGAGCCCGCATCGGCAAGGCGCTCGTCGCTCCCCTTCTTGGCCCACGCCTCCCAATCTATCCGCCCCGCCGCGACCGTACCGGGCACGACCACAGACACATTCCAAGAGCCTCCGTCCACCGTGGCCGGGGCGTCAAAGCCAGTCCCCGACGAGTTGCGGAAGTAGTAGGTGAGCGCCCAGCCGTCGGCCGGGTTGTAGTCGGGGAAAGCCTTCGACCATTCGACGGTTTCGCCGGGCGTGATTTCTGTCGGCTCGTAGCTGTTCATTAGAACCTCCTGCCGAACGGGCCGCCCGAGAACGGCGGGACGAACCCGCGACCCGTCCCGCGGCGGATGATTGATTTCCTTTGCTGACCCTCGGCCGGCGGCAGGGGCAGGGGCTTGCCCGAGAGACGGCGCTCGCTCAAGCGTTCGAGGTCGGGATTAAGGATGGCGAGCGCGGCCATGTTGTAGACACGCAGGTCAAGCGCCTCGTTGCGCCAGTGCGCCTTGATCTTCTCCCACACGCGCACCGTCCCGCGCTTCGTGCGCTTCATCGCGGCGTGCTCGGCGCGTAACTGCTTGAAGTGGCCGGCGCCGTAGTAGAGATGGCCGTCACGCTCGAACTCAAAGGGGAAGTGGCAGAAGCCCGGTCCCGGCTCGGGCACGGCCAGCCGGTTCGCAAATGTGTCCTTCGCCGTCTCGGTTCCGATGGTGTAGAGGCGCACGACCCCGCCGGCCTTCTTGAGCAGCGAGGGCTGAGAGACGAGCGGCTTGCCGGGCACGTTCGCGCCCTTGATGGCGAACCAGTAGCGGCCGGCGTTGGCGCGGCAGAAGCGGTACACGTCCTCCGAGTGGTGGCCGCCCGAGTCTATACAGGCCACGCTCACGCGCATCTGCTGGACGGCACTCGCCCCGCTCTCGTCATCCTCCTGCTCGGCACCTCCGAGCAGCGCCTCATACTCGAATGTCCTGCCGAGCGCCGCTTTCAGCCGTGCCCATACCTCCGTTTGCGAGGGGTCGCCTTCGAGGACGCCGTAGTCGATTGACCAACTCTCATAGTCCAGACCCCAACCGACGATCTCATACTCAAGGCGGTTGTGCTGCACGTCCGCCGAGCCGGTCAGGACGAGTACGCCATCAGGCAGGAAGAGCGTCCGGGGCTCTCGTCGCTCTTCGAGGTCGGAGACCAAGATGCCGCCCTGAAAATCTTCCCACCCCTTCGCCAGAGTGGTGTTGACGAAGACCTTGAGCTGGTCAGCGTCTTTCTTCGCGCGGAGGAAGTTAGCCGCAATCTCCCCCCACGTCACGAACGGCGAGTAAGCCTCCCAAATCCAGAAGCCCGCGCGTCCCGCGAAAGGCTTCTCCGCGCGCCACTCGCCCCGCGCCAGCATCTCGGCCTTCGAGTCGTGCTCGATTAAGCACCCGTTGACGCAGACGTAGTAAGCATTATCGAGGTCGGGCGTACCGTCTTCTTTGTCATCCCAACGGATGCAGTAGTCGCCCTGCTCGTCGTCTTCGCCCGCGGCGTTACGACGCCAGTACAAAACCTGATACTCGTCGCAGTGGGGACACGGCACCCAATACTTGCGCTTGTCCGACTGCTCGTACTCGGCCTCAATCGGAGAGAACCTTTGCGCGTCGGGCGGAGAGCCCGCGGGGGGCTCCAGGCGGTCGCGCGGGCTCGACACCTTGACGACCTTCCGCCGCTCTTTGAAGGTGATGGTGCGCTTCTCGGCGAGGTGTGCCGGGTCGCCTTCCTTCGTGCGCTTGTAGGCGTCGCGCTCGTCGAGGAAGGCCACGCGCGAGGAGCGCGAGGACAGAGTCTCGGCGCTCGTCGCGTAGCCGATGGCGAGGAAGCCGCCGGGGAAGGACTTCCCCTCGATGGTGTTGCCCGAGTCGCGTTCGCGGTGGTTCCTGACCAAAGACCTGAGTGCTGGCGTCGAGCGAAGCATCGGCGCCAGCTTCTCCTTTGACCACGCCTCCGCCTTCTTGTCCGTCTCCGCGACGTAAATGATGTTGCTCGGGTCGTGGTGCATGAAGTAAGCCACGCCGTTGTTACAGAACTCGGTCTTGCCGATCTGCGAGGAGGCGACGAAGATGATTTCATAGATGCCGGGGAGGCCGACGCAGTCCATCGGCTCTACAAGGTAGGGTGTGACCCCGTTGCGCCACTTGCCGGGCAGCGCCGCCGAGCCCGCGAGATATCTGTGCCGCGCCGCCCACTGAGAGACGGTCACGGCCGCGTCGGGCATGGCCCCGACGACAGTCTCGGCGAATACTCTAGTCCTCGGCCTGCTCACTCAAATACCCCTCATACTCGGCGCGCAGCCCCGCGAAAAAATGCTCCGTATCTTCCTTGAGTATCGTCTCAATCCGGGCGACCTTCTGCCCGCGTAGTTGCGGCGCGAGCACCTGAGCCCGCGTCAGGAAGTGCAGGCGAATCTCAGTAACGAAGCTGTGCATGTCGGCGCGGACATCCTGAATCGAAACCAGCTCGCCGCGCTCACGGTCAAGCTTGAGTTTGGCGCGCGCGGCCTCGGTCGCCGTCTTCGCCGTCTGCGCCTTCCGCAGTCCAGTCGTCCCGTCCGTCTGCAATGCCGTGAGGGCTTCGTCGGCGTCGTACAGCTTCTCTTTCGCCTTCTCCTCTCGCGGCCTTACTCCCTTCGTTTCGAGCTTCGTCTTCACGGTCGCGCGGTTGAGCCCCGAGCGGCGGGCAAGCTCAGATGTGTTTATCAGTTCGCCCTTTGAACTTTTCTTAGTCACACCTTCGCCGTCCTCAATGCCTCCGCGATGGCCGTTGCTAAGTTGTCGCCGAAGTTTTTGGCGACCGTCTGAATCGTCGGCTCGATGACCGTCGAGCGTTTCCTGATTCGCGCCCTCCGCTCAAGGCCGTAGAAGGCGACGAGCCGCCGATCCTGACGCGCGAAGAGGACGGGGCCGCGCCGCGTCTCAATCACTACCCCCCTCCGCCCCAGGGCGCGCGGCTTCAGCTCGCGCCGTACCTTCGCCCCCTGACTCGGGCGGGGTCTGCCGGGGCCGACTATCGGAATTGCGAGGAGCCCGCCACCCGTCGCCACTTTGTCCTCTCCAGTCTCGTGCGGGATGAGCCAGTCGGCGGCCGTCTTCACGGCGGCCTCAAGCCGCTCCCTCGTCGCGGGAGTAATGCGGATGCCGAACCGGCCGCTCGGCAGATACCACGTCCCGCGTGTGGTGAAGGTGCGCCGGATGGCGGCGATGGACGCGGCCTGTGAATCCTGCGCGGTCTTCGTCAGGGCGCGCGCGGCGGCGTAAGTAAGTTGTCGGTCGAGCGAGAGGGCGGCCGCGATGTCTCCCGACGCTTCAACCTTCGCCATAACTCACCTTTTATCCAGTTCCGTCTTGATGGAGCGGAACTGTTCGGCGACGCTCTCGAAGACGCTCGCCGTGTGGGACTGTAAGCCGAGAAACAGTTTCATCTGGTCTGACATCGCCTGCGTTAACTGCGCGTGCTGCCGGGCGGATGTCTCGGACAATTCTTTAAGGGCGACGACGATGCCGGCGTGCTGCTCGCTGCTGTCGTGCGCGAGTTGCGACAGGTCGGTGCGCG